AAAAAGTAAAGAAACATTCTCGTACTGGAACTGAAAGATCATCATCAGTAGATCAAGTGATAGAAAGAATAGGTGGTTCTGGTGGGGCAGCTTATAGATCGTCAAGGGCTAAAAGGCCAGATATACTTAAATTAAAGAATAAGAAAAAACCACTTCCAACTAAAACGGAAGCAGCAAGAATGATTAAGGCTAATAAAAAAACAACAACCAAAAAGAAAAAGAATGTAGCTGGAAGAACAGGTATAGTAAAGAATTTGACAAAGGCAGCAACAGCCGGGGGATTGGTAGGAGCTGGAGCAGCAGCCAACCAGTGGATTAATCAAAGGCCAGATCCAATGATTAAAAAGAAAATTAAAAAATAAGGAGATTGCTATGCCGGGAACTAGAAAACCTATAAAGCCATCCGTCAAGGAGGGTAAAGAAGAAAGATTCCAATCTGCTTCTACTAGGTCTGCTAAAAATGCAATAAAGAAAGCAAGCCCTAAGAAAAATGTAGCTGGAAGAATAGGTATAGTAAAGAAAAATATAAAAAGCAAGAAGCTTCTCTCGTACGCAAGATTAGCAGCAGAAAGGAAAATCGCTGCTAAAAAGAAAAGAGAGGAACAGGAGAGAAAAAGAAAAAAATTAATAGAAGCCGCTAAAAAGAAAGGTATAAAATTGAGAACAGATTATACAGCACTTTATCGAAATAAAAAGAAATAGTAATGGCTGAATACACTAAGGAAAGCACCCAGTATATTACGTCTGATAGTGACGAGGACAGACCAGAGGGGCTACTTCCAGATTCGCTAGGGTTACTTGTACAGGAGCTGTATACAGAAGCATCTTCGGATTCTGAGCGAACAACTAAGGAAGCAATATGGGAATCAGCATGGCATGCTATGCGAGGAGAGTTCCCTGATGTAGTATCCAAGGCAGTAGAAATCGCAAAGGAACGTGGTATATATGTGAACCTCACGAAGCGTAAAGTTCACGAGGCACGAACCAAGTTGATGAGTTCTACGTTCCAGCAGGGTAAGATCCCATTTAAGATTACACCTGCACGTAGACCGAAGTTTATGTCACCTGATGTATTAAGAAGTGATTCTCCTTATGATGAAGCTACCATAAGGGCGAAGAATTGCGAATTAAAAATTAGGGATATATTTGATATGACAGGGTATGAAGATGTCCTATCTAAAGTAATTAATGAGCAGACATTGTATGGTACGGGAGTTACCAAGTCAATCGTACTAAAAAAGATTGACTTCCCATTATACCAGACAGCATACGCAGATCCTCTAATGGAAATGATTGAGGAGGCAGTTGAATCAGAAATGCATCCTCATGTTGAATGGATTTCTGTTTGGGATATTTTCCCATCTTCTGGTGCTACAGGAAAAACCGATTTAGATTGGGTTATTCAGAGGCGTTATATGTCTGCTCAGGAATTAAGGACAATGGCTCAAGCCTCTAATGGCAACCTAGATCCAGAATTAATTGAACGATGTATTGAAACAGGAGAAGGACAAACAGTATCAGATATAGGTGGTACATCTCCTAAAAGATGGAGTACAAGTTACGATAAGAATAAGAACTTTTGTGTATTAGAACTATGGCATAGGGGGATAGGGAAGCAGGAATTAGAACAACATATGGAGATCCCTGCCAAGATGACCGAGGAAGGGCCAGTCCATATGCCTGTCGTAGTAACTGTATTAGGTTCTAAAGTATTAAGGGCTATCCCTAATCCATTTGATGGAAGAATCCCATATGATTTTTGTTATTGGCAAGAACAGGAGGATAGTATATGGGGTAGTGGAATATATGAAGCTATCCGTGATGACCAGTCTATGGTCAATTTTATTTATGGAATGATTGTAGAAGGGAAAACAATGGCTTCTCAGCCTATGTTTGCAATAAACCCTAATGCTTTTGATAGTACTCAGGATGATTTCTATGATGTATTCCCCGGTAAGATATTCAGAATGAAGACTGGTGAAAGCGTTAATGACGCTTTTAAACCAGTGTTAGTGCCAGATGTAACAAGTGGATTAGTAGACTTACTTAGAATAGTAGAAAGGAATACGGATTTATCTTCAGGGCAAACACCTATAGGTATGGGTAGTGGTGCACAGTACCAAACTAAGACTGCTACAGGAATGCAGATCCTGAATGAAAATCAAAACAAATTAACTACATCAGTAGTAAGGTCATTAAATAGTTTAGTTAATGCAAATGTATCTGCCATATATTATTGGTTGATGGCGGATTCAGATGACATGTCTATTAAAGGCGACTTCCTTTGCCAAGCAAAAAGCTATGATACCTTCATGGCAAAGGAAGTTACGATACAACAGGTATTACAATTAATACAGGTTGTGGGCCAAGTTCCTGAAATGCGGGGTCGATTTAATTTTGAAAAGCTTGCCGTTCCTTTAAAAGCTGGGTTAGGATTAGAAATAGATGGATTGATAAAATCTGAGAATGAAGTTGCTGAAGATGCTGAGCAGGAAAAAGCTTCAACCATTCAGCAAGTTCAACAGCAGATGGAGATGGAGAATCAAAGTTACGAGGACAAGGCTCTTGTAGATGAGAAGAAAGCAGTAGCAGCCGATATACGAAAGGGAATCATACAAGAAAGGCTGGCAAAAATAAAAGAAGGGGATTTAATGTTGTCAGAGAACCTGCCTGAATTATTGCAGCAAACATCCTTATTGTTATTAGAGGAGATGCAACGTCAGCAACAGGAAGCTCAGGCACAAAAACAACAACAAGATGTTCAGAATCAACAACAAGAACAGGCAGCACAAGGTGCGTCTGGACAGGGAGAAGCTGGAGCACCTCCTAACACTGAGGGAAGATCCCAGATGGAACCAGCTCTCTGAATTTTTTGAGGACAGACTTAGACGGAAAGAGGATAGACTCTCTGAGAAGCCCCTCTATGACGGAAAGGACGTAGCCTCCTTTAACGTACTGATTGGTGAAATTAAAGAAATCAAGAATATTCTTGACCTTGATAATTTTATTCGAAACGTACTAACCCATAACGAAGAGTAAAACATGCAAGAAGAAGCACCTCCTTTTGAAGGAGAAATGCTTGATTCTCAAGCAAGTAACAAAGGGGCAAGAGAAGATGAGATTGCCGAATTAAAAAATAAACTAGATTCAGTAACAAAAAGTTATGAGGATTTAAGGCCACATGCAGATCGTGCTTTTAGTGCTCAGAAAGATAAGGATACGGAAAATCAGGAATTGCGAGCTAGACTTGCAGTCCTTGAGCGTGAATCGGAAATCAATTTACAAACTCAAAGACCTGATCCCTATTCTGATGAAAACTTTTTTTCTGATGACGACCAAAGAGTGATGGAAGATTTCCCTGAGGTTATGAAAACTTCAGAGAAATTAGCAGAACGAATGGTTAAAAGGCAATTGAGTCAGTTTAAGCAACAACAGATTGATGATGTAGAAGACAAGATCAATAGGTATGTAGAAAATAAATACGATGAACCGATAAGTGCATTAAATCAAAAGTATAATGCAATATCGCAGCAATCGTATTTTGATAGTAAACTTGGGTTTGGAGTATGGCCTGCAATTGAAGATGATAGACCCTTTATAGATTGGGTGAATGAAGATTCAATGCGTAGGCTGGGTATGACTCAAGGTGATAATGAGGCAAAAGCTCAAGTGATTCAAATGTACTTGAGTATGCAGGGTGACCAACCATATATTGGAAATGATCGTCAAGATCTAAGAAGGCAACAAGCCTCCCAATTAATGGGGTCTTCGCAACCTCAGGCCACAACTACAGATCCTGCACAGGGACTTACAGGCGAAGCGTTATTTAATGCAATGCCCGATTAGTCTCTAGTTCTTGCTCTACATTAACTAGATATTTTAACAATATAATAGAGTAAGATAATGGCTACAACGTGGACAGGTGGATTAGCAACTGCTCACAATCGAGGTGGTACGGGCGTAAGCCCTATGGCTGGAACCATGAAATATGGTTCTCTCGATGAGACAGAAGCATTTAAAATCCAGAAGAAATTTTTATCAATAGCGAAACGATCCATGATAATGGCACGTTTTGCACAAAAAGAAACGAAGGCTCAGAAAGAAGGGCTAGAGGTTAGATGGAAG